TATGTGGACTAATTGTTGCCATACAGTCCTTTCTATCTCCAGCAATTGAAAGCAATTGATTTGCTTTTGCTTGAGAATCAAATTCTGTTGTGCATCCTGGTCCCATAATGAGGTAATCTACTGCGACTTCATCTTTATTAGAGAACAATCTATAAGATGTCATCAAGTCGGCTAATGTAGCACTCATTCCACCCTTTACTTCACCAGATGGAATTGAACCATAATCTTGACCACCTGTTAGGGTATAGGCTACGTTACCCAAACTAGAGTAAGTAACACCCTGTGCATCTAGACCCCATAATCCATCACCAGTTGTGATTGGAGTACATGCTGTTGAGAATCCTGAAGCACGAGGATTAGTTCCCCATTGAGTATCTTTAGCAGAAGATGGGTTCTTACCTGCATAGAGATTATCTGAATAAAGTGCGAGATAATCCTTATAGTAAGTTTTTTGTGGTGGATTTACTGAAGAAACTGTATCTTTTGCCTTAGAAAGGTTAAGATGTTTTTCAACAATATTTCCTTTAATACCTGTTAGTCTACCTTCGTCATCAACTAGAACAACGTGCATACCATCATTCTTACCCTTCCTTTCAGTAACAAAGTTACTATCTAATGGTTTAGGTGCTAATGTCTTCCAGTAAACAGTGGCATTATTAATACCTAATGTTTGCTCATCATACCAGTCTTTAACTGTTGCTGGAGTATATGCTGCGCTAGCAGATTGTCCAGTAGTAACACCAGAGTTGTTGAGGAACTGAACAGATGAAGTTGATTTAAACGCAGCAATTGCATTTCCTTCAGCATATTCAATTGGGAAGTATGAAGTTATACCACCAACTGCTGATATTCTATCAGTAATCTTAACATCAAATGTACTATTACTATTAGTAGAATCAGTACTTACACCAGTAATAATTCCCTTAAGGAATCCTGTAATCGAACCAGTGGTTCCAATTCCTGGAATAACTTGTCCATCTATATTTGCAGTAACAGCAAATCCAACACGAGCACCAGCATCAAATAAGTTATTTGTGCTAATACCAATAGTTTGGTCTGCGAAATTATCGATCTGACAAACTTTTAATGTGTTTGCCCAAGTTCCTGGGTTCTTAGAGCAATATGTAAATGTTGCATCGCTCTGATGATTGTTTAGGTAATCATCATAGTTGTAAACCTGAAGGACTGCGGTAGAAGCAACACCAACACCTGCGTTTGAGTTATTTAAATTGCTACCTGCGGTTCTAACTACTTTAAGAACACCACCATATGAAAGGAAAGATGAAGCACTCATCCAATATTGATACTGTGCATCAGTTCCCATCGGTGAACCGAAGGTATTAACTAATTGTTCTTCTGTACTAATTTCAATGATTTCATCAACAGGTCCGATTTCAAACGGCCCTGCAATAGCACCGATATTGTCTAATACGTTCTCAGCTCTTCCTATTGTTAAATCAACCTCCCTTACCAGTACTCCAGGAGATAATTGAGGAGTTGCCATGTTGTCTTTCTCCGAGTCTCAGTTTATCTGAAAATATTTATCAAAAGGGGCATTTTCAATGGGGAAACATGGAGTGAACAGTCACCAATCTGGATATGCCCAATCACTAAATGGTTTCTTTTTTCTTTTATCAACTATCCGTCTTACTGTGCATATCTTACATTCATAAGAATATGATGACGCAACTGCACCTCTACTTTTCCTAGTTCTATAAAATCCATCTATTAAATTTTTCTCTTCTCCACATACTCTACACTTTCTATCGACAAGCAACAAATGCCCTAATTTTAATTGCTTATCAAATTCCATTAAGACATATATTCCCACATATGAGACATGTCACCATACTCATCACTTTTCTTTGATTCAAACCATCTATCACCATCAGCATCAGTAAAACTCTCACTACTTAATCCATCATCCATAAAACCAAAAGGTGCCATATCTTGTTCTATTTGATTTTTTTGTTCTTCATATAATCTCTTACGAACATCCTGATCAGTTAATTCTTTAAAGTAATCATTCTGAACTAACCATGCATATATGACTAAACACATTGCAAGGTCATCATTACATCCTTCTTCTGCCTCAAATGAGTTATGTTTTTGAATAAATGTTGTTAATTCAGAGATAATCTCATAATCTTTAAATACAATCTTATCAGATTCAATAAGTGCTTTTAAGTTTAATGATCCAACCTTCTTAACAGTCTTGGACATCTTGACTCCCATTTGAGTCTTCTTACCAGAGAAACCTTGACCAATAACTTGACCTGCTCTTCCTCTCATAGATGCCATAAGGAGATTTTCATATTCTAAATCATAATGGATAATAGATGCTACTTGATCTCCAATATCATTTACTTCACATAAAATAAATGCACTATTATATTTCTTTGCTATTTCCCATATTACATTAGGAAACAGTATTGGTTTTATTTCATTATTCCTATACTTACCTACAATCTTATGAGGAAACTCTGTAATATCAATAAGAACAAATGCAGAGTAATCTGCTGCTACTCCTCTTGCAACGTCAACAGTCATTAGATAATCATGACCTTTGACTGGATTTTCATATATGTCCAATCCAGCACTTCTGGTTATTGGGTTCTCATATACTAAGGTTCTAAGTTTAGATGGATTAATAAGAGTATCAACAGATCCTAAGAACTCACACTCAAACTCAATCTTAAATTGCTGTTCGGATGTGTTGGCAATAGTTTGTCTTTTCCATTCAGCATCTCTACCAGGAACCTGAGACCAATGAACATCAGTTGGAATATATTCATTCTTTCCTCTTTCTGCATCATGCCAATACCTATAAAAATGATTCATACCATGTGGGGTAGAAACCATTATTACTTTCGTTGTCTTACCAGAAGTAATAGTAGGATAAACAGAGGAAAAGAAGGCTTCTGCAATATGGTTAGGAACGAAGGCGAACTCGTCGAGGAAGAGAATGTTAAACGACATGCCTCGGACAGCACTTGCAGACGTAGAAGCAGCCAGTATCTTTGATCCGTTCTCAAGTTCTAAACTCCCTTTGTTCCATGATATTATACCTTGTTGCATCCACCGAGGTAAATTCTCATAAGCAGTTTGTAATCTACCTAACAAATCCCTAGCAGTTGCTGCTTTGTTTGCAAGAATACCTACATTAACACTATCATTAAAAACAATATAATGCAAGAGATATGATACAGATGTAGTAGACTTGCCAGTCTGACGAGGCATCTTACATATATTAAATCTATTGTCGTGAAAATTTTTGATTAATTTCTCTTGAAAATCATAAGGATGAAACTGAACCAGTCCCTCATCAAGAGAAACGATCTTCATATAAGTCTTAGCAAAATATACAGGGTCAGCTGCACATCTCATAAATTCTTCAATTTGTTCCGCACTAAACTCTTGAGCAACGTTTGCTTTTTTTAGATTGGGATTACCTAAATAAATGTCATCCATAATTAAGTCATTACATAATTTCCAAATTTTAAGGGGTCTTTAGGTTGTTGTGCATTCATTTGTCTATCATGATCTAGAGTTTTCTTAACTAGTTCTAATGTTCTTTCTAATCTATCTACTTTATTCTCTAATTCTTTAGTTTTTTGATCCTCCGATCTGGAGGAGGGGTTCTCCTGGGTCATAGTCCGAAACTTTGTAATTCCAGAGTTTAGCATTAGGATACACTTTTATCACTTGATCCTGTACTTCTCTGCGTGAGGGGGTTTTGATATGGGGGAAGAACATCTGAATACTGTACTGACTTCCTCTCCATGCCAACATTGCTGTTATAATATTTCCTGTTTTTCTTGGTAGGTATGTGGATTCACTTACTCCTCCACCACCATTAGAGCCGTTAGTACTCCCACCATTGCTAGACTGGTTACCACCATTACCATTACCATTTGAACCATTCCCATGTCCGTTAGAAGATCCGTTAGATTTTTTGCCATTACCATTTTTCTTTTTGGTTTCATCATCATTATCTCTAACTAACCAACCCAAACGAGTAGTATGCCACCCACTTGGAATTGGTTTACATTTCTTCATGTCATGGCAATAATATTCACCTTCGGGACACTTTTTCATTAAAAAGACAGACTCTGTTATGTTTATTTATCTTATTTTCAACTTATATCAAAGTCCAATGACTGTTAGGGGATCAGTCATCACCGTTGCTATCCCCGTATTACTGTCATATTTAACTCTATTACTTTCAAAATTTATTTGAGTTGCATCTCCTAATAGAGTTCCATCACTACTAATACCTACTGCAGGACTATTAATTTGACTAATCAATTTAGGCATTTGCCGTCTCCAATACCGAAAGAAGAATTTTTAAAGTGCTATTTGCACCTGCTTGTCCAACAACATAATCACTAGTCTCCAATACCAATTTACCATCTAAAGGGATATATGCATCATTAACGGGAACATTTGCACCACTAATAATTTGTGTAGTTGTTCCACTTCTTACATGAGACATAGTAAGAGTAGTTGCAGCAGCTGCATAATTGGTTATATGTGCATATAAAATGATACCAGTATACCCTGTTGGAGCAGTATATATTGTTGCACTACTTGTTGTGAGTGTAGCAGTATATGTTTTAAATCTATTGAGTGCGAGTGCCATATTAACTTAATGCTAGGATAAACGGTGTCATTTCTGAGAACAAACTCTTACTGAAGGCTCTTCCACTAATTGTACCAGTTTCTTGATTAATCTTCAAGTCATCACCTATTCTAAAATTACCTGCTTGGTCAGTACTAGTATAAAGAACCTTACCACCATCTTCAGTAATAACTTCATTCTCTTGATCAAGGACTCCTCCTCGTTTTGGAGTAGCAGTAACAATATCATTACCAGAACCAACATATTCAAATGTATGAGAACTAGCAACTATTTTACTTCCTTGAGAGAAGTATGCTGTAGAACCAACCCCAACAGTATTGAGTAGATTGGTAGCAAGTGTTAATGTAGTAATTCCTGAAGATACGGCTGTCGAACTATTTATTGTATAGTATAGTGGATCCATACTAGCAGTCGCAGCTCCATTACTTCCCCCACCTCCACTAATAGTAACATCTGGGGTTCCTTCATATTGACTTCCACTACTAATAATAGTAATAGATTTTATTGCTTCATCTTCTAAAGTGGCATATGCCGAAGCAGTTTCTCCACTAGGTCCATCAGGATCATCAATAGTTACGGTAGGAGTAGATGTATACCCACTTCCTCCATTACTAACAGTAATTTTACTAACTTGTTTGTATAACTTATCAAAGTATACTGTCTGTCCATCATAAGGTCGGTCAACATCAATCTTTGCAGTTCCAGCACTTGAACCTGTTCCAACATAATGATGAGCTAGTGTTGAGATACCAACATTAACTACAAACGATGTAGTAGATGGAATAGAGTCAACAGTAAAAATAGAAGGTTTTTTATATGGATAAGTCTTAGATCCATAATCACAAGTTAATCCAATTCCTGCAAGAGTTACTCCCATTCCTACTTGGAAATTATGAGCAGCAGTAGTAGTAACTGTAGCAATACCAGAAGTATAATCATAAACAAAATTATTCATTGTATATTCAGTAGTATCAACATTAACTATTGCTTCTGCTTGTGATATTGCAGCAGATGAAGTAACGATACCTGTATATTGAAGATCACTAACTCCTTTAGAAACTAATCCATAAGTTCCAAAACTACAATTACTATTTGCTATATCTGCTTGTCCACCCTTATCTACTTTAACTGCTTCATTACAACAAATTGTAAACAATGAAACTAATTGAGCAAATCCTCCATTAGTAACAGCAACTCCAATACCACCCTGATTGTATTGAGTAAAGGAGTCAACATTCATTGCTTTTAGTAATCTTGCTTGATCACCATCAATATAAATTCCTGTTCCTGTGGTTGTATCACTTGTACAATTCTGAATATATGGACCTTTCCACTTACCACCACCTACGTTTTCTGCTATTTCATCAGTTGGGAAAGCAACCGCAGCAGCAGGTGCTACATGACCTTTAAAAGTCATATTTGCTAACTTATCACCCTTTCTTACATGGAAGATATCACTATTAGTAGTGCTAGGAGTAACTTCTACAGTTCTCTGATCATCTCCTACAACAGAAACAAAAGCAGGAACAGAAATAGGATTAGACTCCGTATACTTACCAGAAAGAACTTTAACTGTAGTTCCTGATGAAGCAGCACCTACAGCAGCTTTAATAGTTAAAAATGCGTTATCTATTGAAGTTCCATTATTAGTATCTTCACCATCTTTTGCAACATAAAGAACATTTGGTGCAGAGTTAATACCAGATGCAGTAGAATCAATTGTTACTCCTGTACCAATAGTAACTTTGGATGCAGTAATAGTAACGTTCTCTTCACCACCAATTTGTATCTGATTAGTTGTACCATCTAAAGTAATAGATGAACTACCTACGGTGAGGATACCCGTAACTCTTGCATCACCATCAACTAATAGTGCAGTAGTACCAACTCCAATATGTACGGTTCCTACTCCAGTATTACTAAAGGTTGATACTCCACTAACATTTAAATTGGTAGCATCTAGTCTAGTAATAGTAGATATAGTTCCTACAATATTAGTAGAATTTAATCTAGTAATTGTACCAACACCAGTTATATTCCAATTTCTACCAGTTACTTCATCATATTCAATATCACCAGTAACATTAAGATCTCCACCAACAGTTAAATCACCAGTGACAGTAGAGGCACCACTAACACTAACATTTAATATATTAACTTGATTGTTAAATGTAGCAGCAGTACCAGTTATAATATTGTCAGTAGATGCAACACCTGTTAAACCTGATCCATCACCATAGAATGTTGTTGCAGTAGTAACTCCAGTAACATTAAGATTGACGATTTTAACTTGACTATTAAATGTAGCAGCAGTTCCTGTAATGATATAATCGGTAGATGCTACTCCAGTTAATCCAGAACCAGAACCTACAAAAGTAGTAGCAGTTACCGTGCCACCACCCATTGTGATTGCTGTTCCAACCGTGGCTACACCAGCAGTTACTACAAGTCCACCTTGAGTTATTCTTACTCCATTTCTTGCTGTTATTAATCCTACAGAGTCTATATTTGTTACATCTTCATATGTTAATGTTCCACCAACAGATACATTTCCACTAAAGGTTCCTGAAGTGAATGTAGCAGCAGTTCCTGTTATATTTCCATTAAATGTTGTAGCAGTTGCAACACCAGTAATATTAAGATCACCAGTAATAGTCGTATCACCATCAACATACAATGCAATACTGGATCTAGCAGTGGTTGCAATACCTACATTTCTACCAGTCCAAACACCAACAGCATTAGAACCCCATGTTCCACCAGCACCAGTAGTTCCTTCAAATATAAAATTCTTACCTTTAGGTTGAGATGTATCCACTTTAAGATACAACCCATCATAAGCACTTAAATTAGTGGCAACACCTACAATATCATCAAGGTATTGAAGTTTGGTTTCTCCACCCCCACCAAATGATGCTAATTGTTGTTGAACTCTATTTACAAATAATCTGTAATGTTCTTGTAGTTGGTCAAGGGTTACAAAATTTTGATCTAATGGAGTTAATGGATCTTCATTATCAACTTCTGGTGGTTCTGCTAATAAATTTTCCTGTAGACTTTGTTTCTGTGCTTCTTTTATTTCTTTAACAATATTCCGAAGTTCATTAATATCTAAACCAGTATCGGTAAATTTGGTTTTTAATTTAGATAAATCTTTTTTTACTTCCTTAATATCTTTATCATAATACTTTACTTCTGGGAGATTGGTAATTTTCCCCTGAAGTTCATCAAAATACTCTTTAAGAGAAGTTGTAATGACATTTTGGGATTCAATATTTTTAGTATTAAAATCCTTTACCTTCTTATCAATATTCTCTTTTAAAGTATTATATTGCCCAAGTATTTGCTTCTTTAATTTTCTATCATCATCTTTAAAATGAAGTCTATATTCATCAAGTTTCTTAGAAGATTTCTTTAATTCTTCAGATATACTATCACTAACTTTTTTTAAGTTAGTTTTAACAGAATCAATTTCTACTCTATTCTCAAAATCCTTTACTTCAAGATTCTCAGAAAATTGTTCAATCTCATAATTAAATTTATCCCTAATAGAATTTAATTCATCATCATAATACTTAACTTCGGGTAGATTATCAATTCTATCCCCTAATTGAGTTACCTGTTCATCATAATATTTTACTTCTGGTAGATCAGATATTGTTTGTTTAACCTGATCTATATCTTCATCATAATATTTTACTTCAGGAACTACTGGTATTTCAGAGCGTAACTCTTCAATAGTTTGAGATATCTTTTCAAGATCATCATCATAATATTTTATTTCGGGAATATCTGGTATATTATCTCTTACCTCATTGACAAGACCAACTAATTCCTTCCACTCAGGTCTTTTGATAATATCAATGAATTCATAATCTCTAAACTGCATATCAGGACTATATTCCTGAACAGAGATACCACCAGTAGTTTCAATATCCTCTTCTACTTCTTCTATTACTTGATCTTCAATATAATCTTCAACAGTTGGTAAATTCTCGTCAACTATTTTTTCTTCTATTGAAGGTAAATCTGGTTCTTTATGTTCTACTTCTTCCTTTACATCTACGATGTATTCATCGACAGAAGGTAAGTTCTCTTCAATTTTTTCTTCTGTTATAAAATCCTCGACTGATGGTAATTCACTGGGATCAGTGAAATCGTCCATCGACGGTAACTTATCGTCTGGCATTTTATGAGTATGATGAATACTTCGGGATTTTTCTCCCTGGTTTATTTATTCTCTTCCTTTACTCCATTTTTTAAAAGCTTAGCAAGTTCTGCTGTAGAACCAACAAATAGTGCATTATTAACAGTAGATGGTCCTTTTTGAGAAGTATCTTCTTCAACATCTTTCAGTTTTTTCTGAAGATCCATCAACTTATCAGTAGCATCAGAAACACTCTTAATCAACTGCCCTGCGACCTCATATGCCCTTGGCATCTCACTTTCCTGTGCAAGTTCAAGAATACCATTAATTGCTTCCTGACCCTTCTCTATGATGCTATAAAGATTACCACGAGTATACTCATAGTCTTTTGTTATATCATCTTTAGCAAGT